AAACTAAAAGTGAAATTACACCTTCTAAGTTAGCTACTAAGAAAGCAGAAAAGTCTAGAGTGGGTATGGGTAATAAAGTTAAAAAAGTATAATCATGGCAAAGACCGCAGCTTGGCAAAGAAAAGAAGGCAAGGATCCTAAAGGTGGATTAAACGCTAAAGGTGTAGCATCTTATAGAGCAGCTAATCCTGGTAGTAAACTTCAGACAGCAGTAACAACTAAACCGTCTAAATTAAAAGCAGGAAGTAAAGATGCTAAGAGAAGAAAGAGTTTTTGTGCTAGAATGTCTGGTATGCCGGGTCCTGCTAAAAAACCAAATGGCGAACCTACAAGAAAGACTCTTGCATTAAGAAAATGGAACTGTTAATAAAAAATAATCATGGCAAAAATTAAAGACAGTAGTTTAACTACTAAGGTAACAAAAAAAATCTCTAGACCAGGGATACATGCTAAGTCTGGAAGCTCTCAATTAAAGTCTTCAAAAAAATATAAAAAAATATATAGAGGTCAAGGAAAATAATATTATATTTGCATAAACCAAACAAATATATTATGTCAGATAAACCTAAATGTGGATGTGGAAAATCTCAAGATGCAAATGGATTTTGTGATGGATCTCATAAAAATAATGAAGAACAAGTAGCCTTTAAAGAAACTAAAATAGTATCTTTTGGAGAAACTTTAATGGAAATAGATTTTGATTTATCAGAAGATACATCAGACTATAAAGTTAAAAAACTTATGGCAGAAGTAACCAATGTATTAAAAGAAGAATATATGTTAGCCGGAGGTAATCCAGTAAGAAGTATTTTATTTGAGCATGCACTAGGAGAAATAGTTAATGCTCAGATGTCAATAAGTAAAGTAATAACCCTAAAATAAAAGTATGAGCAAATTTAAAACATTAAGAGGAAGAAGAATCTTAATAGAAGTACCTATAAAGAAAGAGTCAGCAATTAAATTATCTGCTAAAGATGATGATGCATTAATGTATGAAGCAATGAAGCAATGGAATAGACTTACTATTTATGCTGTAGGAGATAAAGTAGAAGATGTTAAAGCAGGAGATGTAGTGTACATTGCAGTTAGTCAATTAGAACATGCAGAAAAAGTTGACATTGAAGGAAGCGTTAAGCTGATGTTAAGTGAAATGGACATAGCAATTATATGGTAAATATCTCACATGATGATTACTTTTCATCAAATACCATGAATGGTAAAGAACTATCTCCAGAAGATGTTAAAGAGAGAATAAAAACTTATAGTCCTTATAATGTAAAAGATCTAAAGTATATTGATCTTACAGATGAGGTACATGACTTTAGAAAAAACATTCCCCCTTTTACTGACCGCCCTGAATACTATGGTGGAAAAGATTCAACCTATGAAGTATTCAGTGTATTAGAGGCATGGAAGCTAGATAAAGATTTTTATTTAGGTAATGTTTTAAAGTATTTAGCAAGAGCTGGTAAAAAAAGTTTTAATAAAAAAGAAGATTTACAAAAAGCTTTAGTATATTTACAAAGAAGAATAGATACATTATGAAAACAATTGTTATTATTATATTTTGTGCAGTAATATTATTACTATGGTTAATAGCTAATGCTATGTCAAAACCAGTATTTAATAAGATGAGTAAAAACTTTGAATTTGATAGTATAGGAAATTCAATTGCAAACTATTGTATATTTATAATAATCATAATGTCCTTTCTAATAGGATTATGGATTTGACTTAAAAGTTTCTTTGGTTAGTTTCCTTTTAAGTTAATGAGAAGCCCTAGGTAATAGCAGGGCTTTTTTTTGTGATAAATTTTTTGTATATTATAGTATGGCAGAATTTGTTAAACAAGGCTTAATAGATAATATTAATGGCACAGTACTTTACACAGGTGGTATAGGTGGTGGCTTAACAAAAGTAGTTACTTTAAGTTTTAATAATAGTGCAATCTATGAATTAACACTAGAAAGATTTGATGCACAAACGGCAACTAGTATAGAATTATATAAACTAACTCTTGCTGCAGGAGATACTATAAATGATACTTTAACTTATGCTTTAAATACTTTAGATAGATTAACTGTTTATAGTGATATTCCAGGTACATCTTATTACATATATGGTATAGATTATGCAAGTAACTGAAAAAGATGGTACTGTATATGGGTCCTTTATAGAAGTATATGGACCTGATGGAAAACCTAAAACTTCAGGAGGAGGTGGAGGAGGGTCCCCTACAGGACCTGCAGGTGGAGACTTATCTGGTACTTATCCTAATCCTTCTGTAATATGGGCCAATGGTATACCAACTTATGATCTAAGTTATTATCCATTAAGTTTAAATCCAGCAGGATATATTACAAATGCAGCTTTGTCAGGTTATTTAACAACAGCAACTGCAGCATTAACTTATTATCCTCTTACAAATCCTAATGCATTTATCTCAGGTATAACAGGATCAATGGTTACTAGTGCTCTTGGATTTACTCCATATGATGCTACTAATCCTTCTGGATTTATTGATAATTCTGCATTAGGTCCTTATCTTACTGCATCTACAGCAGCTTTAACTTATCAACCTATCCTAGTATCTGGTTCTAATATTAAGACCGTTAACAGTAATAGTTTGCTAGGTAGTGGTGACATTGCTATTACTGCTAGTGCAGCATGGGGTGGTATCACAGGAACGCTATCATCTCAGACTGATTTGCAAACAACATTAAATACTAAACCTACTAATAAACTTTCTCCTATAGGTATTAATATAGGTGGAGTAACAGGTAACTTTATAAGTACTAATAACTTATTACCGGCTAATACTTTAGTAATAGGTAAACCTTGTTTGATACATCTTAAAGCTAGAGGTAGAAGAATATCAGGAACTTCGGGAGTTATTACAAGTGGAATATATAGAAATACAAGTTTGGCTTTAGCAGGTGCTACTTTTATAGGGCAAATAACTATGACATCTACTACTACTTTTGGAATGCTTGAAAGGCATTTGTTTTGGGATGGTGTAGCTAATGTATCAGTACAAACACCTGCTACTTTAGTTAGTGATATGATTAATAATGGCTCCTATACTACAACTATTATTAATCCTGCAATAGATAACTATTTTCTTTTTGCTATTTCTTGTACCAACCTTTTAGATACAGGGCAAATTCAATGGGGCTTACATATACTATATACTTAAGACATGCTTAATTTAACAACTATACCAGGAGGATTTATAATGCATGACTTAGAATATATTACAGATGGTATATTTGAAATAATTCATGAAACACAAGCTCACATATCAACTAGTAATGGAATTATTTTTATAGATACTACTGTTACTGTAAACAATATTAGTTATAAAACTATAAATGAATTAATAATAGTTTTGTTATCTGAATAATTTTTAGTATATTATACATATAAACTTATAAAAAAACAATCATGGACATATTAAATTTTATTTCTTGGATCAAAGGAAAACGTATAGTAACTACAGTTGCTCCTTCACAAACATTAATACCAGTTGGCCTTAAAGATGGCAGAAGAGATGATGAGTATCTTGCTGGTGCAATAACTGCACAAAATTTTATTAATCAAATTGCAACTGTAATTCCTGCTGGTTCACAAGGTCCAATAGGTCCTCAAGGTGTTCCAGGACCGGTAGGTCCTGCTGGTCTTAATTGGCAAGGAGCATGGTCTGCATTAGGAACATATGTAATTGATGATGCAGTAGGTTATGGTGGAGCATCATGGTTTTGTATTGCCAATGTAGGACCATCTGCAACTACTCCTAATTTAGATCCTACTAAGTGGGCATTATTAGCTTCTCAAGGATCTCCTGGTTCACAAGGACCTCAAGGAATACAAGGAGTTCCAGGACCATCTGGGTCAGGATTACCTTATTGGGTTGAAATAAATGGTCCAAATCTTACTGTGTGGAATAATGGTAAAGGTAATGTTACATCAAATACTAGTTTTGGACAGTTTGCTTTAGGTAATAATACTACAGGTATACAAAATTCAACTTATGGTTATAATGCTTTAGGTTTTAATACTATAGGTTCACAAAATTCAGCTTTTGGTAATAATGCTTTAGGTAATAATACTACAGGTAATGAGAATACAGCTTTTGGTAATAATGCTTTAGCTTCAAATATTTCTGCAGTTAATAATACAGCAATAGGTTCTTTAACATTAACACAAAATGCAGGACAAGACAATACAGCTGTAGGTAGAGCTTGTTTACTTAGTAATATTAGTGGATATTCTAATACAGGTATTGGTTCTGGTGCATTTTTTTTAAATACAACAGGATTTAGTAATACAGCTATTGGTGCGAATAGTATGGTTAGTAATACTACAGGTGTAGAAAATACAGTAATTGGAGCTTATTCTTTTAGTGGTACAGCTGCAACAAATTCTACTGTAGTTGTAGGTTATAATTCAACAGCAACTACTGGTACAACTAGTTCAATAATTCTTGGAAATAATGCAACAGGTACTGGAAGTAATCAACTTGTAATAGGTAGTTCAACTAATTATGTAGGAGCATCAGGAGGTCCAACATCTTTTGCAACAACAGCAAATACTTTTGTTGGTGGATCTGCTTTACCGGCATTGGCTAAATTTCTAACAGTTAAGATTAATGGAACAGATTATAAAATTCCATTATACAACATATAATAATTTAAAAAATATAAATTATTTAATAAAAAATT